GCCTACGGGCGCTAGGACGGGCTATGGGGAGATGCAGAGGCTTAATGAGGCTCTAGGGTTAACTGCTCGCCAAGCCCTCCCAGAAGACCTCTCAGGGGCTTATATGCCCTATAGGCCATATGACTCCTCAAGTCCCTACGCCACCCAGGATCTCTTTGCTTGGCACAAGTACTACACAGATAACCCAGAGCTTCGTAAGTATCTTTCCTTTGATGAGCAAGTTGAGCTTGGGTACTTGGATCAAAGAACAGGAAGATTTACTGATTCGGGTTACTCGGACTACCTCACGCAGCTTAGGCAATCCTTTGGTGATCTCCCAAGTGCCTTTGGCATGAGTGACTTTGAGGCTAAATTGTCCTCAGACATGACCCGTAAGCACGATACAGCAAACCCATACGCAGACCTTCTTGGGCAGTACGGTGTCGGCATTGGTGGCTACTGGAACCCAGAGAATGACTCTGGGATGTTCCAAGACTTTATGAACGGCCCCCTTGGTCAGTTTGTACAGGTTGCAAGTGTCCTCTCAGGAAATCCCTATGCGGCAGCTTTGGCCGCTACGGCATCCGGTGTAGCCAACAAACAAGATCCTTTTGACATCCTAAAGGGCGCTGGTCTGAGTGCAGCAAGTGCTTGGTTACCGGGGCAGCTCCAAGGCGCTGCCGCTGCTGCAAAGGCTGGACAGACCATGACTGGCCTTCAGACATTCCTTGCCAACCCTGTAAACGCTGCAATAGCCACGGGTGGCTTGGCAGGGCTACAGGGAGGAGATCTTCAGGACATAATAGCATCAGGACTCCTCAGTTACGCAAGGAACCCGCTATCTGGCGTTGGGCAAACCTTGGGGCAGTCTGCTAATCTTCCGGGGGCCTTGGGACAGCTATCGTATGGCGATCTCCTCAATACTGGATACAAGTCAGCCACAGAAGGGCTCTTAGGGACCGTAGGAGGCGTTCTGGGAGGACTTGACTTTGGGGAGCTAAAGGACTATTCACTGTTCCAAAATCTTCCCAAAGGTCTTCAGGGAGTCCTTGGTGACGTTGATGTAGCAGACATCCTGGCTCAAGTTGGTGGAGGAGACTCAGGAGCCCTTATGAGCATACTGGGGGATCTTAACAACCCCATGTCGTCAACCCCAGTTGTCTCAGGTAATCTTAAGGGCTGGTGGGACACTGTACAGAACACCTATGAGGACGTAGAGGGTTGGCTTCAGGATACACCTATGGGTCAGGCAGTTACGAAAATCTCCAAGTACGTTGGTGATAAGTATGACCTGAGTGAGGAAGTAGTGCAGGATCTGCTTGATAAGGATCTTGTGGATGTACCTGAGAATCTTAAGGCAGCTTATCAAGATCTTGAGGGGGCACTTCAGCATGGTTTGGTAGACCCTATTCAGGATGCTTGGCAGAAACTGTCAATGCCTGATGTTAATCTTCCTAATGTTAATCTTCCTAATGTTAATCTTCCTAATGTTAATCTTCCTAACATTAGCCTCCCAACTTCACAGATAGCTTTTGGTGGTATGCTAGGAGGACAGCAACAGGCATGGAAGCCATACACCAAGACCTTTGATTATGATCTTAGGACAGCCCTTGGCTTGGACAAGAAGGAAAAAGATCCCCTTACCTTACTACTTGAAGACCTTGAAAGGAGAGCTTAATTAATGAACTATCTTGATGTTGTCAACAATGTTCTCCGAAGGATTCGTGAGGACGTTGTTCTTTCAGTTTCCTCAAGCACTTATTCTGAAATGATCGGTGCTCTAGTAAATGATGCCAAAAGGTCAGTTGAGCAGGCTTGGGACTGGGAGGCACTTAGGAGAAAGATCACTGTAAATACAGTTGCCTCAACTGGGACTTATTCACTTACTGGTTCCAATGACGACTGCAAAATTATCCAAGTGCTTGATACAAGCAATAATAGAACTTTGGTATTCCAGTCCCGCCAATGGATAGAGCAACAGAAGAACACTGGTAGTAGCACCGAAGGTGCGCCCATGTACTATTGTGCTGCTGGGATTGATTCTAATGGTGATGTAGAGGTAATGCTCTACCCCACTCCTGATGCTGCTTATGTTATTACCTTTGAGGGAATTTACAGACAAGATGACCTTGAGGAAGATACTGACAATATGCTAGTACCTTGGTCCCCTGTGGTTCAACTTTCGGTTGCTTTGGCTACTAGGGAGCGTGGTGAAACTGGTGGCACAAGCGCCGCTGAGTATTTTGCCATTGCAGATAAATTCCTTTCTGACGCAATTGCTTTGGACGCCAATAGGCGCTCAGATGAACTGATCTTCAGGACTGTTTAATTATGGCACAGCCACTACAGGCCCTTAACATTGTTGCTCCGGGCTTCATGGGTTTAAATACCGAAGAATCCCCAATTGCCATTGATCCTGCATACGCAACTACGGCAGACAATTGTGTAATCGACAAGTACGGTAGGTTGGCTGCCCGTCTTGGTGCTCAGGTAGTGACCACAGACAAGACTGAGCTAGGCTCAAGTTCGATTAAGACCATTGGACAATTTAGGGACTCCGCTGGTAATACTGTAATCTTTTCGGCGGGAAACAACAAGATCCTAAGTGGCACTACGACTCTTGTAGATGAAACTCCGGGGTCTTACACCATCAGCGCAGATCTTTGGACTATGGTCAACTTTAATGACCATATGTACTTCTTTCAGGAGGATCATGCTCCCTTAGTGTACAGCAACTCTCTAGGGGCCGTTGTAACTCTTGCCAGCCATCCATCATACTCAGGTACTGCCCCACAAGCTGGCGTCGCTTTAGGAGCCTTTGGACGCCTTTGGGCAGCCATTGATAATACCGTGTACTGGTCAGACCTACTCAACGGTGCCATCTGGGACACAGGAACTTCAGGTTCCATTGACTTAACTAAAGTATGGCCAGAGGGAGATGACGAAGTAACTGCCCTCGCTGCACACAATAACCTTTTGATTATATTTGGTAAACACAGTATTGTTGCTTATGAAGGAGCTACAAGCCCTTCAACTATGGTTCTGGCCGATACTGTTGCAGGGGTTGGTTGTGTGGCTAAAGACTCAGTTCAAAGCATAGGAACTGATGTTTTGTTTTTAAGTTCTTCTGGGCTTCGCTCATTCGGTAGGGCAGTACAGGAAAAATCCCTGCCAATTAATGATTTATCTAAAAATATTAAAAAAGACATCATAACTCTAGCGCAGGTAGAAACAGACCATATTTGTTCTGTGTACAGCCCAGAGAACTCTTTTTATCTAATCTGTTTTCCAAGCAGCACTACAGTATACTGTTTTGACCTAAAGGGGACTTTGCAGAACGGGGCTTATCGTGTAACAAGATGGCCCTCAAATTATTTTGAGTCTTTCTTTAGGCTTGTTGATGGTACTGTTTACATTGGAACGTCTGACGGCATAAATAAATATGCTGGGTATACCGATGGCTCCGAATCTTATGCGATTGTGTATTACAGTCCATATCTTTCCTTTGGTGACCCAACTAAACTAAAGATACCAAAAAAACTAAAGCCGACCATCGTCGGTGGATCAGGAGAAGATATTGCGTTCAAGTGGGGATATGCCTTCAGCGGGGCGTTTAAGTCACAAATTGTTACGATGTCCCAAGTTGGAAATGTTGGATACTTTGGTCAATCTGAGTTCAATGTTGCTGAGTATGCGGGTGGAGTCTCTTTTCAGACATTTAATATTAACACAACAGGCTCGGGAAACCTACTGATGGTTGGACTTGAAACGACAGTAAGTGAGGCTATGTCTTTACAGGAATACAACGTACTTACCTTGGTTGGTGAGATTAACTAAAATGGAGATCGTATAAATGGCATTGGGTGATATTTGGGGTGCTCTTACTGGAAACCTTGGGGGATTAGCTCAAGCTGGCGGTCTCCTAGGCGGCGGTGCTCTTATTAACGAAGCCTACGGTAACGTGGGTGATGCTGGGAAACTGGCTTACGACAGATCCCGTGGGCTTGCACAGGAGCTTTCAAACCAGCTTCAGTTCAAACCCTTTACTGTAACTACGGGTCTAGGCGGCTTACAGACAGATCCTACAGGAGGCTTTAATCTTACGCTGTCCCCTGAGCAGCAAGCCCTCCAGAATCAACTTATGGGCGGTGCCCAAGGGTTTTACAATCAAGCCCTCATGCCCACTCAGCAAAGACAACAAGAGATCTATGACAAGCTAAGGGCGCTACAGACCCCTGATGAGCAGAGGCAGGCTCTGGCGCTAGAGGAGCGTTTGTTGGGCCAAGGACGCCTTGGACTACAAACTGCCCAATACGGCGGTGCCCCTGAGCAGCTTGCTCTTGCTAAGGCACAACAGGAGGCGCAAAACCAAGCAGCCCTTATGGCACTTCAGCAAGCCCAAGCAGAGCAAATGCAACAAGCACAGCTTGGTCAGGCATACCAGCAGGCAGGCTACATGCCACAACAGCAAATGCTTGATGCATACAAAATGGGACTTGGGGGTGCTGGTCTTGCAGGTGAGATGCAAAAGGCTGCTGCACTTGGTAAGGGTGAAACTGAAATGTCTGGCCTTCAGGCACTCCTGTCCTCGCGTTTGGGCCAGGCTAACCTGATGGGGCAGATGGGCATGGGACTCTTGGGTGGTACGATGAATAGCATGAATGCTCAGATTAAAAACAACCAGCAGACTAGCCTTGGTGGGCTGTTTAGTTCTCTTTTGGGACTTGGCGGTAACAACCCCGATAACGAAAACACAACAGCTATTGCTGAAAGACTCTTTGGTCCAGTACTTTTTGGTAACAACCCCGATAACGAAAACACAACAGCTATTGCTGAAAGACTCTTTGGTCCAGTAC